GTTCAGGCGAGGCGTCCACCGGGGCAGACGCCAGCCTTTCGGCTTGAGCTGCCTCTGCAAATTTTGCGTATTGCGGAGGCCAGTGCGTCGCATAGCCTAGCGGCGTCTGCGAGCGCGGTTCCGGCGAGCCCGGAGGGTTTGTCTGAGCCTACGAGCCATCGGTCCCTCCTACCGCCGCCTGCCTCGACGCCCCCGCCGCCTGCCACGGCGATCTTCGGTGAAGTCGTCCCAATGCGTGTTCGGACCCATGGCTCTCTCCTTGTTGCAGCAAGGCCACGCGGCGGAAAGACGCGACGTGGCGTCACCGACCTTTCTACGCCCCAAAGAGGGTGCGTTCTTCGGCGGCCAGATGAAGCCGCTCCAAATTAAAATCCGGCGAATTGGTCTGTAAGTCAATGGCGGACCAAATCCCGGCCCCGTGCAGGGGCGAGGGCAGGATGCCGAACGGCACGCCGCGCGTCAGCTCGAAATCGACGCTCTCGACGCCGCCGGGGATGCCGCCGCCGCCACTGGTGACGGTTCCGGTCATCGAGACGCCCAGCCCGGAGTTGTCGGCGATTTCGGCATAGAGCCGCTTGACGTTCTTGATCGTGAGCGCCGAGTTTTTGCCGGATGTCACGCGGAGCTGCTTGGTCGACAGCCGCTTGACGAGCGTCGGGCTCGGCTGCGCGAACAGCCGATAGAGCGAGCGTCCGTCGGTCCCGTAGGGCGTGATGGTGCTGTCTTGCTCGTAGGCCCCGATGTTGGTCAGGTCCAAGCCTTGGCTGGCGACGGACCAAAACTCGTTGCCCTTGGTCGGGTGAAACATGAGCAACAGCGAGCGCGTGACGCCGAAGGGATCGGTGAAGCGTCCGTTGAGGAGCATGACGCGGAAGCCGAACATCGTCGCCGGGGCGAACGTGGGCAGATATTGCGACGTGTCGAGGGTGTTCCACACGCCCGTGATCTTGTCGCCGATCGGCACGGCTTCGCCGCCTTGCAGGAGCGAAATTCCTGCGCCGTTGAACATGGTGAAGTAGCGCCCCAGCCGTCCGATGGGACGCGGGAACCGCTGGCCGACTTGCGGGTCGACGTTGAAATAGTTGAAGTCGGTCGTGACCGGCTGGGTGAGCTGGCCGGGCGTGCCGATCAGAGTGACGTTGTTGATGGCGTCGATCGAGCTGTCACCGAAAAAGTAGAGGTATCCGGCGGACGCGGCGATGTCCATGAACGAGTAGACGAGCCGGTCGCCGAAATAGCCGAACGATCCGCCGCCGTTGGCGGTCGAGAAATCAGCGCCGTTCGACGGCGCGCTGAACGAACAGACATCTTTGCCGATGACCCAAAGGCGGGAGCTGTAGACTTCCATGCCGTAGATGCCGGGGAGCCCGGAGGGCATGGGCGGCGGGGTTGCGCCGGGGTCCGTCTCTTGAAGGTCAGTCAGCCAATCGGGGGCGGGATCGCCGGGGGCGCTCAAGGTTGTCCCGTCCCATGCGAATAACCCGGTTGGGCTACCAAACAGGACGCCGCCTTGCTGGCCGACGGTTGAGCCTACGAACGCAGGGCGCCAGACTTTGGCGCTGGCCCAATATTGCAACGGGATGTCTTCGCCTGACCAAATTGGGCCTTGAGCGCGAAGGCCCGTCGTAACGCCGGTATTAAGATCAACCTCGTCAATTGTGCCATCAGATAGAAACATCCAGCCCATGGCACCAGGAGGAGGAGCGCCAAACTGAGGTGTCTGATTGCCATAAAAACCGAAGAAGATACGAAGGATCGTCGTTCCTGCCGGGGCGGTGTAAATGGGAGCAGACGGTCCCCAGCATGTACGCAGATTACCGGGGCCGATCGCGAAGAAGTTTTCATTCCACCATTCCTCTTGATCGTCGATCGAGCCGCGCTTGGACTGTTGGTTCAGCCCGCGCCATTGCTCGACCGTTGTCAGATCAAAAGGATTATCAGATTGGATCGGCATATGTCAAGCCCGGCACGTTACGTCACTCATTCGGGTTGACGGTCGTCCGGGTCTTGCGGGTCTGTCAGCCGCCCCTTGGCGATCTTGCCGCGCGCTTTCTTCGCCAGCGCGCCCTCGACGGCTTGCTGACCGACTGCGCTCGCCGTGTCGGCCGCCTCGCCCGGCGCCCAGAAGCCGCCGCCGCCGCCGGTGGGCGGATTGAGCGCCTTGTCGACGGCGCTCTCGCCCCACGCCTGTCCTCGGGTGCGATCGACCTCGGCGGTCGGCGAGGGCGCGGTCGCCTGACCGACGGCTTGCTCGCCCCACGCTTGCGCTCGCGGATCGCGCGCCCCTTGAAAGGCTTCACTCTTGACGTTTTGCGGCGTCGGCTTTTCCAGCTCGCGCTGCACCGCGCCCCTGCCATAGTTCTGCGCGCGGAGGGCGGGAGCCGCCGCTGCAATTTCGGAGGGCGAGCCGGTCGAGGCTGGCCCGGCCGCCACGGCCGGGCTCGCCTCTGGCGGGGCTGTCGTCCCCATGGTCGGCTCGATCCGGTTGTTCATGCCGTAGGGGTCTTCGGACAGCAACCACGTTCGCATGAGCTGGTGCAGCCCGTGCATCTGGCCAGCGTCTTTCGCCATCACGCGCTCCTCATGGTGGCGCCGTAGACGTTCTGGATCATCTGCGGGCAGACGACGGCGGCGCACATGGGCAAGTCGGAATTGAACAGCTCCGCCATCGCTTGCGCATCGTCTTTGCGCTGTTGCTGGGTGAGCGCGAGCATCGCCGCCCAATAGCTGACGGCGTCGGTCCACGGGTAGGGAATGGGCTCGAGGTCGCCGTCGGTGAGCAACGGTTTCGGGATGATGGTGAGGTCGACTTCCATCGGCGCGGCGATCGACGGGATCGGCGCGAGGTAGAGCGCGGCCAAGGGGCCGACGCCATATTGCGCATACCAGCCCGGTTGACTGATCGTGCCGTAGAACGTGCCGCCATAGATGCGGAAGCGCCCTTGGAAGTCGCTCCACACGATCCGCCGCCACGTCGGTTTCCACGTTCCGCCGGTTATCGACCAGATGCCGTCGGCGTCCTCGGACCATTGGCCGCCGATGCCGATGGAGAGTGAGCGGCAGGAGAGGATCGACTGCGCTTGCGGGCAAACCTCTTGCACGAGCGCATCCCATTCGGAGAACGGATAGACCTCGCGGTTCGGCTTGGTTTGCAGTCCGGGCGGGATGAGGCGGATGCAGCCTGAGACGGCGGCGATCCGGCGACGTGACCGATTGATGAACGCGGTTAGCTGCGGGATCGTGAAGAATTGCCCCTGAGTGTCGTTCAGGTGGCTTTGAACCTCACTGACATAAGCCGCTAGCATCAGCCATCTTTACCGCTTTTTCTTTGCCGGGGCGCGGTGCGTGGTGTGATGCGTGGTGCGGTGCGCGGGGGCCGCTCGGGACGGTAGGTCGGTAGGCTGTTGCTCGGGCTCGTCGAGCGGCGGCGCCGTGATCGGCCCGACGGGCAGGCTGTCCATGCTCGCTTCGCCTCCCGGCCCGGTCGCGGTGACATTGACGGCGATTAGCGCGCCTTCATCCGCGCCGACGAGCGCATAGACCGCTCCGGTCGCGCCTGCGATCGGCGAGCCGTCGCGGGTCCACTCACGGGCGTAAGTCGTCGCGTTCGTCCATGTCCCGGTGGTCGACGTTAGGTTAGATCCGGTTACGGTCGTCCCAGTGACCAACGGTCGCACGGTGTTAACGGGCGGCGGCTGGGTCGCTGGCGGGTTCCACGGCAGTTGCGGAATGGTCGGGACCGCTGAGATGACGATCGGCGGCGGGTTTTGGCCGGGCGTCGACGGCAACGGCGGCGGGATAGCGCCGATCTTGAACACGTTGGCGAACACAATCGGAGGATAGGGCGCGGTGGTCGAGAAGGCGGGGAACAGGCTCGCCGCCGTCGGCACTGTCCCGCTGCCGGGCGGGATGAACTGCGGCTGTGGGACGCCGGGGATCGAGGGCGGGACCGGCGCGGGGCCGACGGCCGGGCCGACGAGCGGGCCGACGGGGACCGGCACGGGCGCGGTGTTTGGCGTGACAGGCGGGAAAACCGGCGTGCCGGACGGATTGGTGATGAGCGGCGGCGGAAGGATCGGCGAGCCGGTTATGGGACCGGCGGCGGGAACGGTCGCGCTGCCGCTGCCGAACACCGGCTGCGGGATGCCCGCGATCGAGGGCGGGACCGGCGCGGGTTGGATCGGGGGCGTGCCGTTGCTCATACCGAGTACGCCTGCGTGATCGTTGCGCACCCGCTGCCGGTGATGACGACGTTCTGGCCGTCGGCGATCACGAGCCCGGACGCGCCGGATGGAACGAGGGTCGAGCTGGGCGCGGGGACGAATTTCCAGCCGAACCAGTTAGGCGGGCGAGTGCCGGGGCGCGGCGCGTTCCGCCCGTGCGCCCGATACCACTCCACCTGATCGTTATACTTGGGCCACTCCCACGACGGCTTCGGCGGACAGCCACATTGTTGCGGCGGCGGCGCCGGGCTCGAGCCCGGCAGCATCCCGGTCCCCAGCGTTCGGGCTGGGTTGGAGTTGACGACGGGCGGGTAGAACATGACGACGCGGTTCGAGCCGGTGGCGACGATCCACGCGCCCTTTGGGATCACGAAACCGTTACCGCAGACCTTGACTTGACGCGGTTGTCCGAACGGCGACAGCGAAGCGCCGGGTGGTCCGGGCGGCCATGCGCTGACGGGCAGCATTTAGAACGGCGCTCCTCCCGTGATGCCGGTTATCTGCATCCCGGTCGATGGCTTAGAGCAAACCAGATTGAGCGCAGTAATCGAAAGACCCACGCTCGCGATTTGCCCTTGCGGGATGGTGGAGTACCAGCCGGTCCACGCAAAATTTGCATCTTCATGCACCACTAATGTGATGTACTTCGAATTGAAGCCGTAGGCGGTTCCTTGGGGGCAGTTGAGGTCGAAAAAGATTGGAGTATCCCCCAACAAAAGCCCGCGAAAACCAGAATTAACAGGATCATCCTTACCCCATCTGGAAGAAGGATCATTGTTGTAGCGCTCCACCGCCATGAAGTCGGTCAGGAGGGTCGTCCAATCCTCGACCGAACAGACCATGAAATCCAACGCTTCGCCGCCAGAGTTTTTGACCGCCGCGAGCATGTTGGGGATAAACGCGGCGCGCGTCAGGATGTCGCCAGCGCCAGCGACGACGAGCCCCTGCCAATCGGGATAAGTGACCCGGCTTAAGCCGCCATAGGTGGGCGCGGTGGTCGCATTGCCGTAGGCGTCTTGCAGGGAGAACATTTGCAGGACGTTGGCGACGGGCGGGCCGAACAGAGCGGAAGTGAGCGCCTGCAACGAGCTGTTTTTCAGATCGTTGAGCTTGAGCATGAGGCGCGAGGCGACGGCGATCGCGTCCTGCGTCACGAGCTGTTCGAGGCCAAGCGAGCTGACCGGCGTGGCCAGCGCGCACATGTTAAATTCCGCATTGACGGTGGCGGCCACGTCCTGCGGCAAGTTGAACTGACCGGCCGGGCCAATCCAGCTCGATTGGACGTACTGCCCGGTCTGCACCGGCTGGGTGTACGGCGACACGCCGCCGCTGGCCCGAATGGCGTTGCGCAGAAGGAGGGCGAGGAGCGGATTTTGCTTGTAAATTAAGATGACGACCATCTGCGCGAAGACGCGGCGGACGGTCGCTTGCAGCTCCAGACCGATTGGACCGGCTGGAATAATTCCCGCGCCAAGCAGGGGCATTTAAATTACCTCCCTCGGGCGCGCTCCTCGTCACGGTGGATTGCGCCTAGGATTTCTTTGCGTCCCCACGCTTCCGGGTCTTTGGCTATTTCGGCGAAACCATCCGCCTTTTCATGATGCCAGAACTGGCTGTCATAGGTCGGATTTGAGGTCTGCGGGTTCTTGCTCGCCCTGTATTCGGCCGCCACTTCGTGATCGGCGACGGCCTTTTCGTGCATCCACTTTTCGAGGTCTTTCATCCCCTCGTCAGTGAAACCGTATTGTTTCTGGACCCGCGCGCGGCTGGCGTTCCAAGCCTCGCGGTCTGCGCGGGCCGCCGCCTCGGCCGTCTCGCGCTGTTTCTTCTCGTCCTCGGCGCTGAACCGTTGCTCGATCTTCTGTTCCATGTCGAAGTCGGGGATCGCGAGGTTCGGGTACTTGCGTTTGATGAGCCGCTTGGCTTCCTTGTTCAGCACGGGGTCGTTGTAGATGCTCTCGACAAAGTCAGCGGTCATCCGTTTGTTGGTCAGGAACTGATATTCCTCGTCAGAGATGGTGCGCGGCATCTAAAGCGGCCCTAGTTCTTGTTGTCCTTACCGACGACGGAAGGCTGCAATGGGACGCCGCCTTCCGGCTTAGGCACGACCTTGGGGATTGCGCCCCATTCGCTGACTTCCGATTGGGTGTCGACTTGGAGGATCGTCCTCGGCGGCGTCTCCGGGGGCGACGTGATGGGCGGGTCGTATGAACGGTTCTGAGCCATGTTTTTCTCCAAGGCTAGGTTAGACTGTCAACCCATATAGATTACACTGCCAGTTCGCGCGCCTTCCGCCGGGTCATCGCCCCCCACGCCATGAAGCCAAAGCCGATGATGAGCATGGCCCAAGTCGACGGCTCGGGCACGCCGGTCGTCAGTTGGATCGAGCCGCCGAACGACTGACGCGGCGCCGTAAAGTCGATGGCGAACTGAGTTTCATCCGAACTGAACGCGCCGGTCGCCGCTGAAACCGGCCCAAAAGAGCCATCGAGCAAAACGGCGGGAAACGTGTGCGAGGCGAGCAACCCGCCATTGGCGAACGTGCTCTCGACCGTCGGCCCCGGATCGTTGGTGAGCCCGTTGACGGTGAAGGTCGAGAGCGTGTTTCCGGTCCCGAAGATGGCGCTTTGCAGGATATCGACCGTCAGCGTGTGCGAGCCGGTAAAGCCCAGCGCTGCGGTGGCGTCGAGCGTGATGCTTGATAGGTCCGCGTTCGGCAGGATCGGCGAGCCTTGAGCGTTGATGGTGATGTTGGCGAAGTTGGCGTCGTTGGCGGTGAGCGAAGCCGCGCCGGTCGTGACCCCGGTGATGTTGTCGATCAGCGCGCCGTTGTCGAACACCTCGATTTGCAACGTCGCAGCGGCAGGCACGGCGGTTGCCGCAAGCAGCGCGGCGGCCAAAAGAAATCTGTTCATGTCACGGACCCCTGCTCGAAATTGAGCGTGGCTCGTCGTAGCACGGGGATCAACTCCCCGGTAGCGGGGTTGAGGGCATCGGAGCGCCGCCTTGGCCGCCGCCGGGCTGACCCTGACCGCCGCCGCCCATGATTTTTTGCAGAAGCGCGTTCTGGATGGTGCGCTTGAGCTGGTCGCCGATCATCGTTTTCTGGATGCCGACGGCCGGTCCCATCCCGCCAGCGCCGCCAAGGTGGCGCGAGAGCTGGCTGATGGTGCGGAAGACGTCGGAGTGGAGCTTCGATCCGGGCTGCAATCCAAGCCCCGCCTGCTTCAAGGTCTGAATGGCTTGGATGATGAGGTTCATGCTGTCGGCTTGGTTGCCGGGTCCGGGCGCCGAGACTTGCGCGCCCATTTTCGAGCGGGCGAAGGCTGCGAGGTCGCCTCCCTGCATCGGCGCAGTGTCGCCCGGCGGCTGGCCGCCAGTGGGAGGACCGGGAGGAGCGCCACCGGGCGGGGGCTGGTCTTGCCCCATCTCGGGATCGTCGTCGGTTACGTCGCCTGCCATCTGCTATTCACCCGGAGGCCGCCCCCGCGTACCGGGGGCTAATCTGCTAGCGGGGACGGTCGTCCCGGTGCGGTTAGCCCAAGGGGATAATGGGCTGGGACGGCGGGAAGCTAGCCGATTATCGGATCACTGCAAAGTCGGCTTGCCGCCGCCTGCCTTCTTGCGCGTGCCGCCGCCGCCCGCCTTGATGCCCAAAATCGACTTCATCAAATCTTCGGTCTTTTCCTCCTTCGCCTGCGCGGCTTGGGCTTTCTGCCGCTGCTTCAAGCGCGACAAAAGCAGCTCGGCGCCCGGCGGGTGGAGCATGTGGATCAGGTCTTCGGCGTCGATCGCTCCAGCTCTCGCCAACGCGATCGCAACTTGCCTGTTATCCTCCGCAAAAGCTGGCGACGCTGAGTGGCTGTCAACTTGGACTTGGAAATTGCCCGGAAGCTGGGAGAGAAGGAACTCGATTTGGCTGTCGGCGGTGGTGTAGATGAGGGCGTCCATGGCTTGCATGATGCGGAGCGCCAGCCACCCACAATCGGCGAGCTGCCGTTCGAGCGTCGCGGCTTGCTTGATGAGGTGGGGGGACGAAGTTCGCACCAGAGTTTGAGCATGGACGCCAGCTCGGACGCCCGGCTCTCCTGATCCAGACATGATAGGCGAGAACCCAGAAGCTTCATCAAACAATTTGAAAATAAATTCGAGTTCTTCCAAGTAGTTTTCCGGCGGCGGGTCCAGTAGTTTTGTCGCTTTTGCGTTAGGGTTTGGATCATTAATGAACCCTCCCTCATTGACAATCTTAAAGTATTGTTCCTCTGTGACGGAGCTAAACCCTGAGAATACTTGTGGTGCGTTGACATTGCGGTCCCACATGACTTTGATGTCGCGCATCCTCTTGTTCAGCATGTCCTGCAACATCTGAACGTCGGCGATCATCGAGCGGCCCCAGAAATAGCCGGGCGTCGGCTGCGGCTGCACCTTGACGAAGCTCGACTTGCCGGGGACGCGCGACAGGTTGCGTCGGGTGTCGTCGCCTTCGATGATGATCGGGTCCGCGCCGTAAATGACTTGGACCGTCGTCCAATCCTCGTCGCGCTCGCGGTCCTTGATCCACACTTCGCAGTGCTTGACGGTCGGCGCGAACGATCGCTGCGGGCGCCATGGGGTGGGAACGGGGAAGACGTTGACGATACCCGCAGCGCTACTGGGGGCGTCGCCAACGTCGCCCAACGGTTGCAGTCCGCCCACAACCATTTGGTGGAAATAGGTCGGTTCCTCCTCCTCGCGCACCGGCCCCGGCTGGGTTTCCAGCATGTCCATGATTTCTTCGTAGCGCGGGTGTTCGAGGAGCATCGTGCGCAGGCGCGACTTGGTCGGATAGCTGACGTGGCAGAACGCCTCTTGCTCGTCGAGGTTGAGCGTCGTCTCGGAAAGCACACCGAAATTCTGCGGATGCACGGGCGCGGTCTTGAAGGTTCCGCTGTCGCCGTCGGGTAGGACTTTGAGGATTTGACAGCCGTTGACGAGGCTCCAAACGACGGCTTCGGCGAAGGTGATGTCCGCGTCCGTCTGGCGGAAATCCATGCTGAGTTTTTCGGCGACGAGCTGCGAGCGTTCGAGGATGCTTTCGTCCTCGCCGCTGTCGTAAATGAGCTGGAAGCGGACGTCCGTCGGCTGCATGAGGAAACCGGCGAGCTTGTCGATGAAGGGCTTGGTTTTGTTATACAAAGCCGCCCGGTTATCCATAGAGCCCATATAATAATACTGTGCGGCTCTGGAATAAATCATGCCCCGTTCTTCGGACGAAGCCATGCACTGGTCGATCATTTCCCGTATCCAGAGCTTGAGGTCGTCGGACTTACTAGGGATTTTGAGGGCCATATTGCTGCGCCTGCGCCTCGTGCAATGCCTCCGCATATGCGTTGGCGCTGTCCTCGGTGTCAAAATAGCCTAAATGCTCGCCGGTCTTTTTCCAGTGGGCGATAGCGTCCTCGTTGGCGCCTTTGTCGTCGGTCACGCTGATCGTGCGCACGGTCGAGATTGAGCCGTCGGGGTTGCGAACTGTCGGGCGCTGGTTGAGGTCGAGGTTGCCGGGCTTGAGCAAGCCCTGCGGCTTGCCGATGACGAACGACGGCGGGAGCTGCCGCGCCGTCTTGAGCCATTGCGTCCCCGGTGGGTCGGGCATTACCAGACCTTGATTGCGCGCCTTCTGCTCGCCTCAATTAGGTCCGGTTGCGCCCCGCTGGCAAGATTGGCCTTGAGCATGTCGAGGCCGTCGAAGCCGCCATTCTCGCGCCGGGTCTGCTTGCCGATCGCGGCGGCGGTTTCGACGGCGTTGGCGATCTGGCCGCCCCACGTCGACTGCAACTGCGTCGCCGATTGGTCCTTGTAGCGGACCTTTGGCGTGCCGCCCTGCCGGTTGTCGAAGGTGACGTTGGCGACGTTGTAGTCGTTGGCGATGATGTCCTCGGCGACGCGGTGCGCCCTCATGCTGACTGAGCCGCCGATCGCGGGCGCCTTGAACTCCTGCCGCGTCTCGCGAGCGTCGCAGTTCTCGCATGACGGCGGCGGCGCGTTCCACTCGTCGGCCGACAGCATGACCTCCATCCGATGGCTGCACTCGCCGCACATGTAGGTCCGCATGATCGGCATTCAGAACCTCGACGGCGCGTAGTGGCGAACCGCTCCGCAGTGGTCGCATTGCCAGCCGATCCAAATTACGCCGTCGCGCCAGCCGGAAACGACATGCCCGCCGCACCAGCCGTTGCGGCATTGGAACCAACGGACGAGCTGGCGGAGCGCCATCATTCAGACGAAACCCAACAGCCAAAGCAGGAGGAACACCACGAGGATCACGCCGACGATCCCCAAGCCGCTGTTGCCGTAGCCGTAGCCGTATTGCCAGCTCGGATTGAAGCGCGGCCCGGCGAAGCCCCCGAACAGGATCAGGATCAGCAGGATGACGACGACAATTCCGAGTGGGCTTCTCACGGACGGCGGCCCAGCCCGATTGGCGGCGCGTTGACGCGCTCCTCAAGCTTCTCGACGCGCTCGATCAAAGCGGTTTGGCTATTGAAGATCGCGTCGATGCGCTCGCTGAGTGACTTCGGCTCCTCGATCACGGGCGAGGTCGTCGCCGCGTCGTCCTCGCCGGGCGAGGGCTCGGGCGGTTCGGGCTCGGGTTTGGGTTTCGGCTTCGGTTGCGTTGCCATCAGTTTGTCAGTCCCTTGACGGCCCACATGACCGCCTCCTCCACTTTCGTCTTGGCGAGCGACGCCTCGCGCCCTTTGGGGACGCAAACGTCGATAGTCGCAAGGAACTCGACGCCCATGTCCTTGAGGCGAACCATGTCGCGCTTCTCGGCGTCGGACAGGACGCGGTATTGATGGCGCATCGCGTTGTTGGCGGTGCGCTCGTCGCTCTCGCTCGCCACATACTGTTCGGTGGGCATCAGAAAACTTCCTTCCGTCGTCCAGCCCGCGCGTTGATCGCCCGGATATGCTCGCTGAACGCGAACGATAGCACCGTCCCGGCGTTTTGCGGAGGCGGCTCCCCTTTGACGCTGTCCCACGTCAGATTGCGGGCAATCAGGTTCGGCCTCTGAAACTCGATCCACGTGTGATGCGCCAGCGTGGCGGCGCTGACAAGATCGTCGTTCTCCCCGGTGTCAGGCCCAGCCCCTAACCAGCCTTCGTCTTCGATGATCGCTTGCAGCTCTTTGACCAGCCGGATCGAGCGCAGCTCGATCGTGCGCAGCATGAGGCTGTCGCGCAGCTCGCTGTAAATCCACGCCTTGTTGTCCTGATTTGCTTTCCAGTTCACGACATTGCCGACGCCGCCCATGGTGTCGGCGCGCTTGTAGAGGAACCATCGCACGGCTCCAACCATGTTGAGGATGCTGTCGGTTTCGTGCGTGGCTTGGATGATGCCGCGCTGCGCGAGCTGGCGGAGGTTGCGCACTTCGGGCAGGACGGCGGCCCCGACGCCCGACACTTCGATGTTCGCCATGTGGTTCTTGTACGCGCCGCACAGATGCGACAAGACCCACGCGAATTGATAGGTCAGCGGCTTGTTGCTCTGGAACTCGGCGACTTGCACGAGCCGATCGGCGTAGCAGCGGAACACTTCCAACGCGTGGTCGTTAGCGTCCCCCCCGCCGCCCCCCGACGGATCGCCGCCGATGACGTACACGCCCGCCGGTTCCGGCGGCTCCCACACTCGGAGCATGACTTCGTCTTTGTTCGTCGTCTGCTCGATCGACGAGCCAAGGAAGGCATCCTCGAAGCGATACCGATAGCCCTTGTACGGTGGTCCCTCCGCTAGGCTCTCCGCCAGTTCGAGGGTGCGTGCAGCGGGGAAGAAACTCGACCCCGATGCGATAAAACATTCCCTCTCGTTCCACGGGTAGTGCCTCAACATGTATTCTTCCGCGCGGAACTCCGCCTCGCGTCGCCACCACGCCACTTGCTCCGGTTTGACGATGATGTTGTAGCGGGCGCGCACGTCACGCGCCCTGATTAACTCCTCATCGTCCAGCCTGCCGTCCCAGTAGACTTTGTAGTCGGGATCGGACTTGTCAATCGAGTAGGTTGGATTGGCCCAGAAGCCGACGAAGATGAACCGCATGTGGCGGTCGGTCTTGGCTTGCTGGCAGTGGTTGTAAAACCAATTGAAGCCGTTTGCGATGCTCTCCCAGATGTAGAGCCGGTGGGGGTTGACGCGCGCCAGCGAGGCTTTCAAGCTCTCGACGCCCGCCAACGACTTCCATTGGCCGCATTCGGTCATGTGGCACATGTTGAGCGCGCGGGACGCGCCAAGGTCCGGGTTCGAGGCGGCGGCCATCAAGTCGATCACGCTGCGATTGGCGAACGCCATGCCGTTGCGGTTGTTCTGGATCAGCCGGTGTTCGCTCGATTTCCATTCTGGCGGTAAAGTCTCGAGGAGCGCGGCGAAGATGCGCCTCAATCTCTCAAGGTTGTCGGTGCGATCGGCGATGATCGCGCCTTGCACGCCCGGATTGGCGAGCGCCCAGAACAATTCGATCACGCTGCAAACGGTCGTGATCGCGACTTGGCGGCATTTGAGGACGACGAATTCGTGGACGCCCTCGTTGAGCCCTTTGGCGACGGCGTCGATCACCATCCTTTGGCTCATCCACGGTTCGACGTGGGTCCGCCCTTCCTCCTTGGTGTCGATTTCGACCGCGTTGAGGAGGTCGTAAATGCCGCTTCTGATGCTCGGCTTAGTGGCCATGCAGTCCGGGCTCGGTTGCCTCTGGCTGCGGCTCGCTGTCGTAAATCATGTCGAATGATAGCTCCATGATTTGCAACCAGCGCTTGCGGTCGTCTGGCGAGAAGTAGTCGCCGGGCGGGGGCAAATGCTCAAGCAAGGCGTTTATGATCGGGTCCAGCTCCATCCCGTTGTCGTGATTGTCGGGCTCGATCTTCGTTTTTGGCATTGTTCCCTCCTAGGTCGGTCCAAGGTCAACGATGACGATTTGCGAGCGGTCTAGCACAAGCACGTTGCCGCCCGCGACCGTGTAGGAAACCGGCGATCCCCCGGTGATGGGGAAGGCGTTCAACTGCACCGCGACATTGAGCGTCGTCACGCCAGCGGCGGGCGTGACAAAGAAATTGACGGAAAAACCGGCGCTTGGGTCGGTCACGGTTCCGCCGAAGCCAAAGATGCGCTGTTCTGGCGTGGGCGAGATGGGGACGCGGGCGCCAATCCCGGCGACATTGTTGACGCCTTTGAGGTTGCAATTGACGCTGACCATAAGCAGCGACGTGACGCCGGGGCGCGGCGGCAGAGTGCAGGGGATGTTGGCGATCTGCGTCCAATCGCCGCTGCCCGGAATGACGACGTCGGCGGGGACGTTGTAGATGACCGGCTTGGCGCGAAGGCTGTCAACTTGCGTCAATTGCAGATAGCGAGCGTCGCCTAGCGTCTGGTCGAGGATCGGTTGCGGGTTGGTGCCGTCGTTGGCTCTGACGACAAGCGGATAGTTGCCGGTGCCTTTGGTGAACACAATCGCGTTGTCGGCTTCGCTCCAAGCGAGGCTAGCGCCGCGTACATAGAGGTTGAGCTTGGCCATAGCAGGCGGGCCGGTGGTCCCGACCATCGAAATGTCGCCGGTCATGTTGCCGCCAGACAGAGGCAAGAAATCGCCGCCACCCACGCCCGCTGGCGCATAGCGCGCGTCGGCCGTGCGCCGGTTGAGCGCATCCGTGTCCGCCGTCGCGTCGCCAACGCTGCTGATCCGCTGCGAGCCCATATCAAGCTGGATGAAGAACGCCGCGATCATGGGCTGCAATTGCATGACGATTTGACCGCTGACGGTCGTCACCAGAAGACCCTGTCCGCCGCCGGTGCGATAGAAGCCGGTCGAGTTTTCGCCGATGGCGATGCCCGGATTGGCTGCGCTGCCGCCGTCCCGCGTGATGAGCGGGCCGGTCATCTGGCCGCCAGCCTTGTCGAGGTAGTTCCCCGCTGGCGCGTACTCCCCGGCGGGCTGGAAATTCGCGAGGATGTCGTCGAGCGAAATCCACGTGATGTCCGATCCGGCGCTCGCCCGCGCCCAGCCGTAGGTCGAGCGGCGCGCGGTGGCGGCTGGCGCTTCCTCGACGACGGGTTGCCATGTGTACTGATAGCGCCCGTAGTAATTGCTGTCGTAGGGCGCTTCTGGGATGTTGACGAGGGCTTGGGTGTAGCCGTCGCCGTCGCGGCGTTGCCAGCGCCCGGACATGAAGCCCTGCGCGATCGTGGGCTCGTTGGGCCAGCCGGTGAGGACGGTTTCGCGCTCGCTTTGGAGCTTCGCCAGTTCGTGTTCGAGGCGGTCGATCCGGGCGGTCAGCTCGTCGGTGTCGCCGTTACTCATGGTTGTCGCCTGCACGTTGCGCGTGTTAACAGGCTTTTTTAGCGCCGTTCTCGTCACGGGGGAACGGCTCTACTCCGGGTCAGATGCCGCCGGGTTCCCCGCCCGGCGGCCTTTTTTGTGTCAGTCGCAGTTCGTCTCGCAGAAGCCGCTGCCGTCTGACCGGCATTGCGTCCAGCAATGCTTGCCTGCCCATGCGGGCGTGGTCAGCGCGAGCGAAACAACGAGGGCGAATAAAAGTTTCATTTGCCTTCCTTTCTATGTTTGTAGGCTGTCAACCCATACGCTTTACGCTGCGTTTGTCAAGGATCGCGCCGCGCGGCACGTAACGCGTCGGACTGCTCTCCAGATACTCGGCTCCTGCGCTGGCGGCGATTTCCGCCGCTTGACGCTTGATGTGGTACGGGAAGCGATCGAGTTGCGGGAGTTGGTCGAACACCGCTTCGATCCCATCTACGATCTTCACCTTGGCCTTTTTGCTGATCTTCATGGTCAATCCATCCGGCACGCTTCAAACGTGCCGTCCTTCTGGAAGATTGACACGTAGCCGTGCAGGTAGACGAAGATCATTTCGTCGCGCAGCCGCATGACGGCGATCGGCTCAAGCGGCGGATCGCCGGGATATTGCAGGACCGGCGTCCCGTTGCCGTTGGTGAAGCCCTCTTGCGGCTTCCAGCCGCCGTACTCGTACCGCTCTTGGAACTGTTCGGCGGCTGGACGCGGATCGTCGAGGTCGAGGAACGTCGGAATGAAGCCGACGAAGTTCGGGTGCGAATAGCGCATGTCGATGATGAGGACGGGCGGAGGTTTCATCTGAAGCCCTCCACCCAGCGCCGCACTGCGCGCTCGTCAAAGTTCGTGACGTGCAGCATCGCGGCCATGACAAGATAGTCGTTCACGCCACACTCGGGATGCGACTGCATGTCCGACGCCATTGAGGCGACGGCGTTGGCGAGGTCGCCCGCGTCGAGGTAAACGCGGGCGCGCTGTTTGCACCATTCAAGGTGTTCCTCGCGCGTTTTCATCGGATCAGCTCAAGGCGGACGGGCCACGACGCGTGAATGAACTCCGGTTCCCCAGCCGCAACAACCGGCTCGCGTCCGACGCCAACGACAACCTGAGCCTTGCAGCTCTCGCACGCGTACATGTCGCCGCTCCAAATCGCGGGGCCGTCCTTGAAGAAATACCCGTTCTTTTTGCACCGCATTTCGCGAGCGCACGGGACACAGATTGGCGTGAACATGATTTGCCTCCTTTTCGAGTGCGTCTCTCTCTTGCGCGAAATCCTGAAATGTGTCAAGCTCCTGACATGACGCCTTATGAACGATTGGTGATCGCCCTTCGACACGGCGTCCTAGTAAGAGGGAAGGCAATGCAAAGGTATCACTCGGAAGTGCAGACACTGACGACGCGCAAGGCCGACTTTGATCGGTTCACAGTCGTTCCAATTGAAGCGGTGTCCAAGGCTGACGCCGCGCGCCAGATTGCGCAGATTGCCGCGCGCCGTCGCTTCGATGACGACGGCTCCGTTGGCTACCTCGCATGGGAAGGAAACGATGGCTGGTATCGCGCGACGATTGGCGTGCAACATCCCAGCCCAGACGGGATCGTACTCAAGGGCGTCTCGATCCTAATTCACGTCTGGCCCACGGATTAACAACAGTTTTTTTTTGGGAATTATTTGAGAAACGATCTGTGATTTCTCGGGTGAATTATAGGGTTGACTGTCAACCCCTATACATGACATAGTGATGGGCGCGGGGATCGCACACAGCGGTCCTCGCGTTTTCTAACGGAAGGCAAATCCAGATGAAACGCAAGATCAGCTTTGAACGCGCCACGGCGCAATACGTCCATCGCTTCACGATGGATCACGTTCCAGAGTGGTCGCGTAAGCCCATGCCCAACGGGAAGCACTACGCCCATGTCGAGCAATGCGATTGCGGGCACAGCTGGACTGAACACGTCCAGACAGCCAATGGCGCGTTCGCCTGTCGCCATTTCGGCTGTGGTTGCAACAATGTGGTGCAGCCATGACTGACGCAACGCAAGAGGGCTTCGATAGCGCCTTCGAGGAACTGAAAGCGCAAGAGGCGGCCGAGGCTGCGGATCGGCTCAAGCGCGGTCAATCATGGGACGATTGGCTCAAGATCGGAACCTTCCTCAACATCGGCCGCAATCGGGCGATGCTGCGCGCCGGGACCAACGAACCAATCGGAGCGCGCTATATCAAGGCGTTCTCCGAATGGATGACGACCTACGCGTGGATTGGCGAAATCGACAAGGCCACGCGCACACACGCCATGTGGTGCGTCGACCATAGCGACGATCTTGCGCGGCTGCGCGAGAACATGGGGCTGACGCAACGCCTATCCTGCAATCATCCAACGACGATGCGCCGTCGGTGGGACAAGGCGAACAAAGAAACCGACAAGGCTCCGACTGAAAAGAAAGAACCGAAATCGGCCGCGCTCGAACGCGAGCTGGAAGCAGTCGCAGCCGAACGCGACAAGTGGCGGCACAAGGCGGAAAAAGACGGTTCGCTGTTCGATCTAAAAAACGACAGCACCAAAATCATCGCCTCTGTGATCGTTCAAAACATGTCGCCTCATCGCTTGCGCGAATTGATGAAAGCGTTGGAAGCGGAGAACGTGCGGCGCAAGGCGGTGCAAAAACAAGCCGGTTGACGCGCGCACAAGTGTCATGTATATAGGTTGACGGCGCGGCATTGTGTCGCGCCGTTCCACTTGGAAGGCAAACCAATGTCTGAGTTGCAACAAGCCGCAATGAAGTTGAGCGGCGTCAAGCCGCGCCTTGTTGGCGGTACCTTGTTCGTCGCCTTGCCTGTCGAGTTGCGACGAACAATCGAGGGCGGTTGCCAGTGCGCCTATTGCAAGGCGCATCCTGCCAAAACGCCAATGTGGGATACGCTGGCGATTGACGCGAAAGCGCAACGCCACACGTGGACGGTTCACTATCCCGAACTTTAATTGTCGCGCGTTAGAGTTGACACAGCCAAACTGTCATGCTATCAGATTGACACCGGCGCATTTCCGCGCCGGTGTTTTTACGTGGAAGGCAAACCAAAATGGCACACTGCATTGAAAACCGAGACGGCGTCTATTCCTTCGCGTTCACTGGCGAGCGCTCTGAAATCTGGCATCGCCTAGGGCAGGAACTGGACGCAAGCGCGACGCGCGAGGAATGGTTGCACGCCGC